CTCAACAAAGACCTGCTCGGTACGATCGACAACTACGTGACTCAAGGCACCCGGCGCGCTGAGTGGGCTTCGCGGTTCGGCGATGACGCCAAGATACTCACGGGGCTGCTCGAGAAAGCTAAAAAGGAAGGCGCAACACCGCTCCAGATCATGCAGGCTGAGACCTATCTGCGCGGTATCGATGGTACTCTGGGCGACAACATCGACCCGGGCTTGCGCCGTATGTTCGGTAATGCAATCATCTACCAGAATATCCGGTTGCTTCCGCTGGCGCTGTTCAGTTCGCTTGTCGACCCGCTCGGCATTGCAGTCCGTGGTGGTACTCCGAAGCAAGCGTTCGGCGCCTTCGTCAAGGGGATGAAAGAGATACCCAACGGATTCCGGGACATCCAGAACCGTAAAGTCTCTCCAGAGGAGCGCACTGCTGAGTTGCTCGGAGTTATAGACAACGCTTGGCTTCACTCGACCATGGGCTCGCTGTACACGCAGGGTCTGGTGGGCGAGACAGGGCGCAAGATCAACGACACCTTCTTCAAGTACAACATGATGGAGGGCTTCAACCGGAGCATGCGCTCTGCAGCTTCGGCGGCGGCGATCAAGTTCATTGAAACCCATGCTGACGGCAAGGCCTCCACTCACAGCTCGCGCTGGATGCAGGAGCTGGGGTTCGGCGTGGGCGCGGACAGCGCTATACATCTGAAGGCCGACGGATCCCTGAAGTTAACCGAAGCTGATGGGCTCACACCTGCCCAGGCGGCCAAAGTTAGACAGGCTGTTAACCAGTGGGTTGACGGGGCGATTCTCCGTCCAGACGCTGCAGACAAGCCAATGTGGATGAATGACCCACACTGGGCTCTGGTTGCGCACCTGAAGCAGTTCACTTGGAGCTTCCAAGAGACCATCCTCAAGCGGATTGGGCACGAGTGGAAGAACGGTAACTTCAGCCCTGCTCTGGCCATGGCCTCTTATATCCCCATGATGATCGCTGCAGACAGCGCGAAAGGCCTCATCCAAGGCGGTGGTTCCCAGCCTGACTGGAAAGACAACTGGGGGCCTTCTGAGTACTTCTGGTCAGGGGCTCAACGCACCGGGGTTTTTGGGGTTAGCCAGATCGGTATCGACTCCATGTCTTCCATCCAGCGGGGTGGTGCCGGGGTTGGAAACCTTGCCGGGCCAATGCTCGAACAACTGGGCGATGGCATAAGCGTAATCGGCGGCAGAAAGCAGTTCGACTCTTTCGCCATGCGCGCACTTCCTGCCAACGCGGTCTATTCCCAGTGGGTAAAAGAAGGGGTTGACCCTCCACCGGAGTTCAATTTTCAGGAGTAAAAAGTTCAATTTGTTGAACTTTTGGGCCCTTGGAACCCGTACTCAGAGAGACCCTACAGACTCCCGGGCTATTCGCGGCGTGCCAAACGCATGGAAATTGAAGAAAAAGTTCAATGGAGATCAACCGTTCAACAAAAGTTCAACAGCGGTTTCTCCTATGAAAACTATCTAAAGATTGAAGAATTGAACTTTTTTCTTATAAATTTGTATGTAAAAAATAAAATTAAAGCAATGTATTAATTACATATAGAAAAGAAACTGAAAAAAAGTTCAATTCTTCAACGCCTGCTCATCGTGCCTGAAGTCGGCGGCAACATGGTTGAGCAAGATGGTGGCCTTGCTGATGTTGATAGGGTGGAGGCCGAGCAGTAGGTTTTCTGCTGCTTCCAGTGCCTTGACCATTGCCACGGTCTGCAGTATTTCCCATTTGTCATGCTTTGCTAATTGAGTAGCTGCGCTAATACCGCCTCGTACGATGCCAAAAGCAGCAATTGCCTCGGGGTTCGATACAGGCGTTGTAAGCCTCTCAATCTCATAAGCCTTCCCAACCACAGCTAGGACGAAAGTTATCTCCTCCAGCAGCTCAATACAGGGCTCGCCGGGCTGCATGGATAGCACCCTGATCTTGCTTGCGATCATCTGCTTGCGAAACTTGTCCCGAAACACCGCTTGGGCGATAGGGTTCAGGCCGACATTACGGGAAACACGGATGGATTTGCGCATAAAAGGGCTGTGACCATGGTCACCTCCAGAAGTTAAAAGAGGTTAACTACCGTGACGCCCGCGGGGCATCGGAGCTAAAGAGCTATTCAGCTTTGGACGGGCGGCCAGGCCAAGAAGTTAATGATCGTCTAGCTTTTAATACTACGTCAGCTAGTTGACCGCATGTTTCGGTCCAACCAGTCCAACCAGTCCAACCATTTTTACACGGGACAAGAACCCCGGGTCGTCGGGAGTTAAAGAGCTATTCAGCTTCAGCCTGGTGACCAGGCCAGAAAGTTAAAGGGTTTTCAGCTGCGCCCGCAGGCGCCGGCCAGCAGGTGCAGTTGAAAACTCTCGATACAGGGCTTCTAGAGGGAGTTCCGGGGAAGTTAAAGCTTGCTTTAGCAGGACAGATCCTCTTCTCCGGCGAAGTTAAAGGAACGGACAACTTGAAGGAAAACTCAAGGAGGAAATTTCCTTGAGTTTTCCTTGATTTCCTTCTTACGCTTTGACGTTGGCATTGAGCCAATCGAGCAGGGGCCCTTTGGAGGTTGGGACTTCGATGGTCTGGGTCTCAGCCTTCTTGCCATCTTTCTTTGCGGCAGAACGAGCTTGGCTGGATTCAGTCAACGAGCCTTGGAAGCTGACAGCAACGCTGCCTGTCTCTTTGTCGGTGGCAAAAGTTTTATAGAGTTTCATGGGTACTTTCAGGGTTATGTGACCGGAGTCACGGGATTACATATCCTGCTTCAAACGCAGGGACACAAACGTCGGAAAACGCGGGAGGTCTTTCACGCCATGCGTCATGGTCTTGATCTTCGCGTAGTGTCCGACGATAGTGCTCGGGTTCTGGAAGTAAGCTGCAGCTTCAGCTTTGGACATCTCCCCGCTGCCAGCGGTGATCGCCAGTCCAGCTTTGAACAGGAGCTCACCGGTGATAGGGCTGTGGAAGTCCTTGACCAGTGTGCCCTGAATTGAGCCTACCTCGCCGTTGGGCTTCATGCCAGCTTGCGCACTGCTGCGCTCGGAGCGGCCCAAGCTGTTGGTGGTCTTCTCGTTCCAGTTCTCATTGCCTTCGGTGATGCCGGTGACAAGGATTTCAAAGTCGCCCCACGGCTTGACGCGCCACAGTTCCTGCCTTTTGAGGGTGGCCCGGCCTTCTTTGTATTTCGCATTCAGGTTGCGGATAATGGCACCCTCGTATCCATCGGCGAACAGCTCAGCGATAGCTGCGTCCAGTTCATCGCGATTGTTCACAACGATCATTGGAACGTACTTGATACGTGGGTGGTTGAGTGCGGTAACGCCCCAGATTACTTTGTCGTGGCGTTCTGCGTAGGGCAGGTTTATTGTCTCCTCGGTTATCCGGTCGAATATCCACCACGTCAGATCAGCCATTTCGGTGACGCCGTTGAAGCGTCCCATCGCCCCGGTGGTCATGCTGCATAGTCGGTTGGTGCAGTTGGGTTTGCTCCCCAACGTCATCTCGCCATCGCCGCCTGGGAACAGGCCGGTAAAGTAGTCGGTGATACCGTACCCTTCAAACGGGTCGAGGCTACGACCAGTAAGGCAGCGGTTTATGTCCAGTGCTCGGACGCCGTCAATCTTGGGCTGAACGCCACAAGGGAAAATGACTTTGTCGAGGATGGCGTCTTTGGCGAGTTGAGGTTTGATCATTGTAGTGAGGCGGTTATGAGTTGGATGGCGCGACGGCAAAGCGGGTCGCCGTTGCGTGCGTTTTGTGTAAGGAGGTCGACTAGCATTCGCGGTTGAACAACCCCGACTGTCGCGTATGGGTATAGCGATACACGCTTGCTGGTAACGTCGAATGTCCAGCAGAGTTCCCATCCAGCCTGACGCGCCCGAATCTTCTCCTCGGGTGTCAGTTCAGTAAGGTCGGCGTCTTTGGTTTTGCGTTTGGTCTTCATATACGAGTGGCTTTTGTTTCATTACCCGATTCATGATGTAGTACATCAAGATTGCGGTGGTAGCCACTCGGTATGTAGTCCGAACGACGCGTGCGGCGAGGAAGAAGTTGGTTAGATTGGCTTGCATAGTGTGTCGATGTACGTTCCTAGTTCTTTCACAGTAAACAGGTGAAGTTTGAAATTCACAGTAGTCATCCCTGTTTCCCATTCTGCTGGGAACTCGAAGACTGTTCCGCCTTCTTTGCAGCCAACTATCACCCTAGCGCAGCCGGTATTCTTGTCGCATCGGCGTAGCCACGCCTTCTGCAGCTCTGATAGTTCGGGAACAATCAGGGTGGTATTCCGTTTGGGCAGGAGGATGAACTTGTATTCAACCCATAAGTGAAAACTCCCCTCGTAGTAGACGTCTGGCGTCCCACCACGATAGGGATTGTTTGTCTTCTCCTTGTACGAGCGAACGTGTTTGTTCACTCGTCCAATGAAGTTGTTCTCAGGTGTAGCCATTGGTTTTCAGCGCCGTTGCGACATAGTCCTCGAGCCGGTCAAGCCCTCGGTGGTTCATGATCACGCCGTCGCCCTTGTGGAACTCGAGTTCACGTTCAGACTGGTGGAGGGCGTCTATGCCAGTGACAGTAGTCGCCCGTCCTTGGACGTGGAACACCTTGCCATGTCTCCGGATAGCCGTGGCTTCGTTCTCAAACCGGACGTCCGAGATAACGTAGTTGGTGCGGCCAGTGATCTGCATCAGTGCCAGCTTGACCCAGATATCAGGGTCGAGTGAGCGGCCCCACTCGGTGCCCAGCGTCTGTGCTGCACGCCGCCACGTGAAAGTGAGGCCTGGGATTTCCTTCTCCTTCATCTCGCGTGAAGGTTCAGGCATCCCACCAGCGGCCATCATTGCCTTGAGAACACGAGCGAACGAAATCTTCGTGAACCCGTACTTGTTCACAAGAATATCCGCCACGGTATCTTTGCCAGAGCCGGCCCTGCCTGTTAGCCCGATAACGATTGCTTGTGGTGGGATGATCATGGTTTTAGCACCCATAGTGTTTCCATTACGGCTTGAGCAAGTTCGACAACTCGTTCTGCCGTTTCATCCTTGGTGCCCCATGCGAGGGCAGGGTTAGCCAGCGCTGCCAGCGTTAGGGCGAACAGTTTTTCTTCTTCGGTCATTGTAGTGCTCCAAATAGTTTGGCTTCGATTGCGATTACCGTCTTGGCTTGATGTAGTGCATCAGCCAGAGCGTTGTGCTTGGTACCGAGGAACGGGATGTTGACTGCGTTGGCGCCGGGCAACTTCTTATACGTACGGAAGCAGCGGCTGTTCCAGTATTTCCACGGGATTGGTTGGCCGAGCTGTGTGTATGCGTGCGCCATCATGGGGAGGTCAAAGTCAGCGCCGTTGCTCCACATGATCGGGGTGTCGGGGAGCCATTCTTTGAAGTCAGTGAGGCTACGGGCCAGCGAGACTTTATTTTCTTCGAATACGTCCTTCGCTTCCGCGCCTTGCTTCATCCAGAACTTGAGCGTGTCTTCAGAGATACGACGGCCAAGCTCCAAGTTTGATTCGATTGAGACTGAGCGGTAAAAACCACTGTCGCTGATCTCTCCGGTTTTAATGTCGAAGATGACCGCGCCGATACTCATGATCA